TCCAGATTCTTCATCATCAGAATCTGATTCATCATCCTTGTCGGTATCTTCCTCGCCGGAGGTATCATCATCTACATCCTCATCTTTATCGGATTCATCTTTACCCGATTCGTCATCATCAGATTCATCATCTGGATTTTCAAAGTCTTTAATTTGACCTTCAGGTTTATCGTCAGCATTAAGAATGTCCATTTCAGCCGCGCCGGTAGGACGTGAAGTATCAATACCTGAACTTCCAGCGGGAGTATTTGTGTCAGCCATTATACCTTTTCCTTTTTATTTCCCTTTTCCTTGGGAACTTCACCTTGTGGAGCTTCTTCAACTGGAGGCGGCATCATCATTTGATGAGCCTCATAATGTAACATGCAATTCTGATAGGCTGCTGGATTTTCAGCCTTCAATCTCTGACCACGAGGACTATTCATAATTGCAGATAGAATCTGCATATGAACCATATGGTCGTCGATTGGTTCAGGCATTACAGATGGCTGCATCTGAATACCTAATTGTTCTGGAGAAACACCCGGAGGTAATAAGCTCATTGGGTCCGTGCCGGGAGGAATCTGCGCCTGTATTTCGGGCGGAATCATCGGCATTGGTTGAGCTTGAGCTAATTGTAAGAACTCTGCGTATTGCTTAGTTCTATCTTCCTCACCCGGAACATAAAGGTCATGAAGTCCAACTGCTTTCTTCATGAGTTGGGCATTATTCGGATTAAATAGGACGGCATTGATTTCGTCACTATTCATCTGCATCAAGTTGGTAACAACCTGATTGATTTGTTCCCAAGTGATTGGAAGTTGGTCACTTAGTTCGGGCTCTGCCCGACTAATTTTTCCGGACTCAATAGAGCTTTTCTTTATATCGACGTTCTTGAAAGCTCCACCTTCCTTCTGAGTAAATCTCTCGTCACCTTCCATGAAGGAAATAAACTCAGAAGTGGAACGAGTAATTACATCACACCAGAATTCGGCGATAACTTTCCACGTAATTCCTAAACGCTGTAGTGCATTAGCGTTTGATTTTTTGTATTCGTAAGCAGTTCCTCCACCACCTTCTAATGAGCCGCCATAGATAGATGGGAAAGAGCCAGTTACAAACTGTGACCTTTGATTTATATCGTTGCTGTATGTTTCAATCTCCGAAGATAAGGTAGCCGTCTTTGTCTGGAAGAAACCTTCACCTAAAGGTTTACCCGGTTCTGAACCCTTAGTTTGGGTAACTGAACCCGGCCGCGCCATTCCCTTGTTATATTGGTCAAGGTCTAATACTTCAGGTTTTACAAATGTCTCAGGAATTCCGTGTTCAACAGTTTGTAATCTAAGCTCATCGACTTCAGCTTGGATATCTTGGGCTGTTGCGAGATTAGTTCCAAGTGGTTCGCCATGAATGAAGGATGATAGAGGATTAATCGAGACAGTCCAGTGCTCATCCATCGCCTCTTTTGTAACATATTTAAGTTCATCATTAATGAAGATGCAGTAGCATCCTTCGGGATAAAGAGCGATGAGTTCGTTAATTTCCTTTTCCTTGCCATCACCAAGAATATGAAATTGCCACGGACGAAGCCAAAGACATTTAACTGATGCGACGTTTTCTGGTGCGGCTCCGAAATAATTTGTAGCGTTGCGCGCCCAATCCATCGAGTCTTGATTGGTGTATGTGCCAATCTTATTGTCACGAAAAGCAGACCGAACATATGCGACGTTTTGAGAGAAATTAAGGAGGAGATAACCGCAATTAACCTGTTCCTTCGCATAGATACTAACCTTTACAGAGCGTGGGTCAAATATGTCGATTAGGACCCGACCTTTATCAACCTTATCCGTTCCAGTCTGAACTTCCATTTCAGACATAATAGGAGTGGAATTAGGAGGCAATACTTGACCACAAACTTCACAAGGAATTGGCTCAAGAATTGGCTCGGCCGTTCTGCCAAACTCATAATCGCAGTTCGGACAAGTATTTTGGAACTCTGGAATTGGAATCTTCTCAAACTTGGGTTTGTGAATGACTCCGTATTTCGGGTCGGTTTTATAGTAATTGTAAGCAAAAATGGTGCCATGATTGAAGAATACAGCTAATGCTCTCATAAAGAGCATCGGAGCTTTGATATGCTTTTGTATTAGAGCTGAAACTTGAGAATGAGCGTCTGCTGCTTCTAAGTCTAGAGGATTCTCCGCATCATCTGGAAAAAAGACGACTGAAGGAACAGTAACAGATAAAGCTGCAATAATTGCTTCAGCATGAGCACGGTAAATCGCAATGATGCGAGGAGGAACTGCACTTTCTTCCTCATTCTCTAGAGATTCCCAATCAGGTATTCGCCAACCACCTAAACCACCACCCATATTGGCATCCCAAAATAAAGCGATGATATTGTTGAAGTAATATTCGAGACGTGCCCATTTCTGAATCATGGCCCAGTAAACACCCTGGTCCTCTAATTCAGCTTTTCTTAGGATGTCTTTAAGACAACCCTGCAAGTCCTCATTAATCGGGAGGTCAGGATTGACTTCATCATCCGGCCCGACCGAATCGGCCGGTTTAGTTTCGGATTGATTAGCTAAAGTTTCCATTATTCAACCGATTCAGTTTCAACAGGAAGATGCTCTTCGTATTCTTTCTTATGTTTAAGAGCAGTTCTTTCTAATTTGTGTCTAGTGTCTTTCCAAGTCGGCCTTCCAATCGACTTGAATTCTTGAGAAAGAACAACTTTTTCTTCCTTCGGCTCTAACAATAGAGACTTTAGATAACGATTCTCTGACTTAAGTTCTTCGTTCCATTCTCTAATGACGATGCATTCTCGACACTGAAAAGCGGCGCCTGCGCGTCGTAGTAAGTTTCCGAGATTTACTCTCAAGAAACTCCAACTTACGATAAAGACTCGTAGTATCCAGAGTCCCAGCAATCGCAGCTTCAACATCTCTCATTTGCTCCATCGTAGCAGCATCTTTAATTAGGTAATCTCTAACGCCGCCTAATAAGATACGTAAACCATCGTAAGGGTCATCACCTGAAAACTCCGCAACATCTTCAGGATTAGTTTGGTCGTATATACAGTCCGGAATAGTATTAATCAGCTTCTGACAAGTATTAAAGACCTGTAACTTAGGAAGATTTTCCTCAGGCTCTTGAGGCTTATATGAGGACATGTAATTCTCATAAGCCTGAGTTCCTTTATTCCTAAAGATATGGTCTGCAAATTCTGGGTCAAAGGGTTCTAAGAACTTCTGAATATCTGCCTTTGGCTTCCATCGCAGATACTCATGAACTAACAACTTCCCTTGAACCCTAGCTTTTTCTCCTAATGCTACTCCACACTTGAATCCGTTAGTATTTAGCGCGTGCTGCAACTGATATTGAATCGTTTGCATTTCTCCGCGCTGTTGGCTTGCTGAATGGCAAATCCTAATGGATTTGATTTCCTGAGCGTGCTCTCCGGTCAGGTTTATAAAGTCGTTAATCCATTCAGCGGTCTTTTTCTCTTTTTCCGCATATTCTTGGTATGCAAAGACGCGACCTTTAGGAGATAAGGCCGCCCAACCAACCCAAGTATATGCTTTGAATCCCCAATCAATTCCGATAATTTTCGGCCACCACGCCGGGATTTCGAATGGGTCAATAACATGTCTAGCATTTTCAGGTTCGTCTGAAAGTGGCTCAAGCCTCCATTCATTAAATACCTGACCTTGATAAGTATACCAATCTCCTAAGAGTTTAGCTCGCTTCTCTGCTTCAGGTAAAGATTCGAGCTGCTGTATGTAAGTAGGATTGGCCTTGAGAATATGAGGATTGTCTGTAATCCTCGCTTGAATGAATATTCTCTTTTTGCCAGTCTTACTATCTTTAAGTATTACCCCACCATTCTTATTCGGGTCAACGAATCTGGTCCTGAAATAGTTATGACCTACGTTACCCGGATTCGTTGCGCTTCTAACAATTGCAGGCAGGTCTGAAGTTCTTGACCTAGCTCTGGACATTGAAAGGTATTCATATTGAAATCCGGTAAAGCTGGTTGACTCATCCCAACCAATGTAATTGTACTGAGCAGTGTCATATTTTCTAACATCTTGCTCTTTATCCGCGTGTCCGAATTTGATAAGAGCGCCAGAAGGAAACGTCCATTGACGTTTACTTTCATTGTAGACCCCACCGACACTCGGATACCACTCTTTCGAGCGGAGGATAATTTCACTTTCAAGTTCAGGAAATGTTCTCCTTAATATCAGACCTTTGAAAAGTGGATGTTCATAGAAACCATAAATAAGGGGCAGAACTAAAAGTATCTCGCTCTTTCCACTCCCGGCCGCCCCGCCGTAAAGACCCTCGAATATAGTGAATGGAAGTGCTATGAACTCCTGTTGTTTCTTTGTCGGCGTCCATTCCTTCTCTATAGACGACGCTACTTCAATCTGACTCATTACTTGACGGTTACAGTTACCGTCCGAGCTACTGTATTACCTGCTGCACTACAACTCAATGTATAGGTTGTAGTAAACAATGGAGTAATTGGAGTGTTACCAGTATTCTGAACATCGCCTACTGCTGGTTCTATTCGACATTTTCCTACCGCAGCCCATCGTAATGTAGTTGACTGATTCAATGTTAAGATTGCATTATCAGTCGTAAAAGAAAAGATAACTGCTGGTTCTGGAGTCGGCGTAGCCGTAGGAGTCGGAATAGTTGGAGAAGTTGGATTCCTTGTATCCGGCCCTCCGTTAATTCTAACGTCGCATGACGCGGCCGTGCATAACATCATGCACAGTAGAAGAAACAATGATTTCTTCATCACTTTAACTCTCCTTTAACTTGAATGGATGGGTTGGACTACACTTTCGTAACTAATTATGCCCTACTCAATGAGACAGTTACATCCCCAGAGGTGCATCGAAGAAAACAATTGCCAGGTAAAGGAGCCTGACCATTTGTGATATTAATCTGGGAGTTAAGCAGATAGTCTGCTTTAGTAGCCTTATCTAATACAACTCCAGCTTGGTCACACATAATGACAGATTGAACAGAAGGTGATGCGTAAATCACATTCTGCTTCATTAAGTTCTGAGATAAGTTCAATCTCATGATTGGCATTAGACTGCTCCAATTAATTTAAGGGAACGAGAAGAAGCAGGCTCTAGAGATTTGTCCTTGTTCTTATTCCCTCGTTTAGAAGGCTTTCCTTTACCTTTTCCGATACCAAGTTTGTATTTCTCTTCTTTCTTCTTGGTCTTAGAATCGGCAAAGGTTTCTTTCTGAAGGGCATCAAAGAGGGACTTCATTGTGCAACCGCCTCTACTTCAATAGACTCATAAGCAGATTCTTCTTTCTGTTTTGAGCCATGAATGTTGATAAGAATTTTTGGGGCAAAAGAACTTTCACCGGAGGCACGAGGAGTGAATTGCTGAACTATTCCTGCAACATTCTTTGCAACTATTGAAGCTTCGACTGCCGTCCGGACATTCTTTACCTTATCGTCCACTACTCCGAGAGACTTCATTAAAATGTCTACTGCTTTAGATGAGACTCCCTCAGCAGTCTTTTTACTTGCTTCCTTTATATCTGGCTGCAAAGAAGGGTCATGGACAATTCGAGAAACATTGGAAGGAGAAGTTCCCATTGCCTCAGCTACGTTCTTTTGTGTATCAGTCTGAGCGAGGACTCCAATGAGAACTTTCTTTTCGTGAGGAATAGTCGAGTGACGACCAACACCTTCTCGGCCGCGCAGTTCTAGATTGGATTGACCTGCAAGTCTTAATGCAAGTTGTTCTGGTGAGATATACATACGCTAAGTTAGTAAAGATAGAGTTCGGACAAGGGAATCCAAGTGTCTCACACTATTACTTAGTTGTCAAATCGAGCTTTTCCTTAGCATTTCGAGCTGAAATCGTGAGGACAAAGTGAGGACATTTTGAGGACAGTCAATTTACCTTTTCTTGGAAAGTTTTCTATTTTATTTGAAAGAATTACTTTTTGTATGAGACTCTTTTTATGGGACCCTTTTTCTATCTTTTTTATAATTTGAGGACAATGTTGTGAGTGCTCAGGCATGCCCCCATGTGAAGAATAAGGGTTGCTATGATAACGGTGATATGGGAGTATATGTATGTTGGATTGATTGATGGTTGATGGTCAATTCAATCATGTTTGATTCTACGCTTGACTTTCATATCAGGCTTTAGTATCATCATGTAGTTGATTGATTGACAGTGAACGGGCGTTCCCGCAGTCCCGCGAGTGTCATATCAGAGTAGTTCTTTGACAACTGAATACTAGATACTGGCTGTCTTTTTCAGCGCAGGATTGTCTAACCTTTCATTCTTTCACGAAAGCAGGACAATCATGGAACTAAGCAAGTTTACGTTCAAGCGCAAAAAGACCGGCGGCGAATATGTAGCGATGCAATTCGCGCGGCCGGTTAACAAAAAGACTCGCAAGGGCAAACTCATTGTTAAGATGGATTTGTCGGAATTCATCAAACTTTCCGAAAGGGAAATAGATGAACTTCTGACGAAGCATGAGATTGACCCGAAAGTTGCAAAGATTTACGGTGGAAACCGTATTCTTCGGCAGCGTGCGGCAGGTTCCGGTATGGTCGATGACGTAATTGGAATGTTGCATGACAGAAAGATTGTCATTCCAAACGTCACCGATGCTGCAAAGATTGCAGTAGCATATCGTGGACTTGCTACCAGCATCCTTACTCTCTATCGCGAAAAGCAGCGAATGGGGAAAAAGGATTGGACTATCGACAAGTGCTTTTCAACGGTCATTGACTAGCAGATTGATAATCCTGCGCTGAAATGGACGGCCAGTATATTGTGCGTTTTCTTAGATTGCCTCTTTTGCTCACAAAGAAAAGGACAATCTCATGAATGAACTTCTGACTCCGGTTGAAACGCTCGTCAACTCGACAATGAATGATTCGGACAAAGTTCTCCGAACAAAGGTGAACAATGTCACGCTTCAGGATGCAGCACTGATTTATCGTGATGTGCTTGCAATCCAAAACAGGGTAATGAATCTCCGTCGTCGTATTGACGGAATCATCAATCCTCTTTCTTCTCAATCGAAGCCTGCGCGTATCGTTCGGTAATTTCAATTTGAGGCAGTCTAATAAAGCGCACAATAGCTATCTAGTATTCTGAAAGGTATTGATGGGTTTCCGAGCAAGGTATTTCGTGTGCTCTGACTGTCAAGTGAAACCTGCTACAAAGCAAGTAGCATTTCATAATGACGACGAAACCATGTATGGCGGAGAAGGATA